GGACGGGCAGCGAACGTATCAGCAGATAGGGGCCGAGTTTGGCGGGCTATGCCGGGAGCGGGTCCGCCAGATCGCCAGACAGTACGGGATAACCAGAAAGGGGAAGGCCCATGCAAGTTGACACGTTCGGACTGTATGTCCGCGCCGAGTTGGAGCACTGGGGCGTGGAATTTGCCCTGCATCGGGATTGTGAGTACTTGGGTCATCACTCAAAGAACCTGCTTTCTGTCCTGATTGAGCATCAAGGAGAGATGCCGGGTCGAGTCCAAGGTTTTAAGCCATTGGAGACCGATATGAGAGCCCAGAAGATTGAGGATCTCATCATGGAAATGTCCCGACAAAGCGTGACCCTCGGCTGTGTCATGCGCGCTTACTATTGCGGACGAGGCCGGAGAAACAACGAGCGCTGGGAAACGGCCAACTTGCTTTTAGCCAATTGCGGCCAGCCAATGCTTGGCGTGAAGGCCTACCTTGAATGCCACCGTGTGGGCTTTGATGTTGCCTGCCGTGCTCTGACCGTGTGGAGACAGGCTGCGTGAACATTGGTAAGCACTTCAAAATATGGTCGGTGTACGTTATGGCCGCACCTACCGCCCAGGGGCTTACCTACTTCAAGGTCGGTCGAACCTCTGATGTAGCAAAGAGAGTGTGCGCGGTCCAGACTGGATGTCCTCTCAAGATCACCCGGGCCTGGGTCATATCGGTGTGGGATAACCGGGCGTCGTTGGCTCTAGAAAGGTCAATGCAGGAATGGCTGGAGCCATTTCATAGCCATGGCGAATGGTTCGCCATGGACCCGGCCGACCCAGCTCATAAAGGAGCAATGAACGAGGCCTTTTCCAAAGCCGTTAGGTTCGCCAGCCAAGGTAGCGAGGTAAGGTGGCGTGAAATGTCGGTTGCTGAGCTCAGGAAGGCCATGGCCGAGCAGGCGGCGGAAGTCGCCGAGACCAGGGCGGCCCGATCAAGGAAGAAACTGGCCTTTGCAGCGGTGATGATGGCCCGTGCAAAAAGGCGAATTCTATAGTTGACACACGAGCTGAAATCCGTATATTCGCCCTATACCCATAGAAGCCCCTGCCGAAAGGCGGGGGCTTTTTCTTTGCCCGCTTCCCCGACCAGATCAACTCTCGCGCCCAACTGGCAGCGGGGCGGGCGCCTATTGCCGAGGTAACCGTGAGCCAGTTCGATCAATTTATCGAGAGAGTGCTTGCCCACGAAGGTGGCTACGTTAACGACCCGAAAGATCCGGGCGGCGAAACCCAATGGGGGATCAGTAAGCGCTCATATCCGAGCCTTAACATCCGAGCGCTCACCCGAAAGGAAGCGATAGAGATTTACCGGCGCGACTTCTGGCAGCGCATCCAGGGAGACCGATTGCCGCCTGAGTTCTCGTTCCAGGGCTTGGACGCTGCGGTAAATCACGGGATCGGGAACTCGGTCCGCTGGTTGCAGCGAGCTGCTGGCGTTGCTGATGACGGCGTATTTGGCCCGCGCACGCTTGCCGCTGTGGCGGCAGCCGATCCGGCAGACCTGGTGCTCGTCTTCAACGCCGAGCGTCTTGATTTCTACGCCAAGCTCAGCACTTTCACGCAGTTCGGGCGAGGCTGGACCCGGCGCGTGGCCGGCAACCTCCGCTTTGCGGCGAAGGACAACTGATGAACTGGCAGGTAGCCATCAACGTGGCGGTTGGCGTTCTGATGCCGCTGGTGATCTTCGCCCTGGGCTACATCGTGAGCCTGTCCAAGCGAATCACGGACCTTCGCGTCCTGGTCTCGGACGAGTTTGTGAAGAAACCCGAGATCACCCGCATCGAACAGACCATGGCCACGATCAGCGCTACCTGCACCGAGCTTCTGAAGGCTGTGGCCGAGATCAAGGGCGAGATCCGAGGGTCTGGCCGGTGACTGATCGCCTCACGGATCCGCTGGACAGGCTGGAGGCCAGTATCAGCGACCTCGCCGTCATGCTCCGGCCTGCCGGGAGCAGCAACACGAACACCCTCCGCATTGAAGGCGCCGGTTCCATCTGGAACGGGATCGCCATCGGTGTGTCCATGGCTGGCGTCATCGCTGGCGCGGTCTGGATCGCACACGTCGCTACCAGCGTGGATGTCTCCTCCCGGCAGGCCGAGGCCTACCAGAAGGCCGTGTACATGCTGGCGCCGCGCTTCGCCGAAGAAATCGACAAAGAGCTTGAGCGCCAGAAGGAGCGCGAACCCAAATGAGCGATAAGACCATCGAGCAGGAAATCCAATCCAAGGGCTTGACCGCACCGCGTGTGACGCCGGGGGATATCGAGGCCGAGATCGTGGCGGAGTACAGCTTCAATGCGTACACCGCGCTGCAGCAATGCCCCGTCCACGAATCACTGAAGCTGCTCACCTTCTGCGTTCTGGTGCTGCGGAACGGCTTTACCGTCACCGGCGAGTCGGCCTGCGCCAGCCCGGAGAACTTCGACGCTGAGATCGGCCGCAAGATCGCGCGCCAGAACGCAGTCCAGAAGATCTGGCCGCTGCTTGGCTTCCGCCTGCGGGATGACCTATCCAACCGCGGCGGAACCATCAAAGAGCTGAGGTCTTGAGATGAGCAGCCCGACCCCGATCATCACCCCGCCGACGCGGCCGGCCACCACCGGCATTGCTCCGCAGGGCCTGACGCGATTCCGCGACACGATCAAGCACTACAGCACCTGGGCTTTGACCGTGCTGCTTGCCGCGCCGGACCTTTACCAGGCTGCTGGCTCGCTGGGCATGCTTGCCGATGAGGCGATGCCCGAAACCCTGAAGTGGTCGATCCGCGGCGTCGCAGGCGTCGGCCTGGTCGCCAAGTTCATCAGCCAGCAGAAGCCGCGCGCCTGACATGAGCATTCTGTCCCGCGCCCTCATCGCCGTCGTTCTGGCCCTGAGCCTGCTCGCCATCTGGCAACGCGGATCGGTGGCCAACGCCAAGAGGGATCGGGACAACGCGGTCGTGCTCCAGCAGACGGCCGAGATCGAACGAGACAACGCCAAGGCCATCACGGCCATTGAGCGCCAGAGGGTGGCACGGGCCGAACAGGTCGCCGCCCAATACGAACAGGAGAGGCAAAATGCGGAGCGCAAAGGGTCTGCTGTGGCCGCTGGGCTGCGCAATGGCAATCTCCAGCTGCAGCAGCGTTGGCAAGGTTGCGAGGCCGCCCGAGTGTCCGATCTTGGCGCCGGTATCGCCCAGCCTGATGCTGGCGCCAACGACCGAAGCGACAGTGCGGGACGAATTGTTCGCGCCGCCGCCCAGTGCGACGCCCAAGTCCGCGGCCTCCAGGCCCAAGTGAGGGCTGACCGTGAGTAGAGCGACCAAGAACTACGTCTCGGCCTACAAGCGCGACGAGGTGTTCACGACCTCTCTGTACGCCAACGAGTCGCGAGAGCTGGTGACTGACTTCAATTCGCTGCTTGACCCGGGCCAGTCGATCACTCGCGCTGTGTGGGACACCTTCGACACCGTGTCAGCCGTGATGGCTGATCCACAGGTCGATGGCAGTGAGGTGAAGGTGCGTATCTCGGCCCAGTACTCCGGCAAGAGTCGTATCCGGCTGGATGTGACGCTGAGCAACGGGAACACCTATTCAGCGTGGCACGTGATCCGCGTGCAGAGCGCCCCCTATTTTAACAATCAGGGCTGGGTGACTGGACCCCAGCGCCTGGAAGTCAACGTGTGACTTATGAGTGAACAAACTCCTAAAGATGGCCGTGAAAGGAATATCCCCAACGGCGGCAATGGCCGCCCGAAAGGAACCCCCAACAAGGCCACCAGCAAGGCGCGAGAGGCGATCGCTCTGGTTGCTGAGGGCATGGCCCCTGAATTCATGGGATGGCTCCAGAGGACCGCTGACGGCGACAAGGAGAACGGCATCAAGCCCGATCCTAAGGGCGCTGCGGATATCTACTTGAAGGCCATCGAGTACCACATCCCGAAGCTCTCACGAGTGGAGGGGCATGTCAGCTCTGGTCCTGAGATGACCCATGAGAAGTGGCTTGACTCCCTCAGCCGTTGAGTCCATGCGGCAGCTGAAGGAGGACTTCTCCTTCTACGCGCCGAACTGCATGTTGATTCGGAGCAAGGGCGGGGCGATTCAGCCGCTGAGGTTCAACAGGGCGCAGCAGTACATCCATGAGCGCCTGGAGCAGCAGCTTGCCGAGACTGGCCGGGTTCGTGCGCTGATCCTGAAGGGTCGACAGCAGGGATGCTCAACCTACGTAGCTGGACGCTACTACCACAAGACCACGTGGCGTCGTGGGGTTCGGACCTTCATCCTGACCCACGAGGACAAGGCGACGCAAAA